ATAATATTTTAGAGATATATAATAAAAAATCTTAAGAATATATTATGGCTGAAATGGTAGGCGATTTAGTATACAAGTCTCACGAAACTTTACAAAGTGGAGGAGAACTTTGGAAATATGATAACCTTAGATCGGGGCAGGTAGAAGAATATCCAACTGCTGTAAATTTTGCTAAAGGAAATCCGAAGCTTAAATTTAAACAAATTATCGATGCTGCTATAAGAGAGGGTACAGAAAACGGTGAGAATTTAGCAGAGGACGTTATCAAAGATACTTCAGGTCCTCCTAGATATGATAACTTTAAAAGGCCTGCAAAATATAATATTTCTAAAAAAGAGGGTAAAATAGAAACTTTCCAAGAAAAGGGAGATTCTCCAAGATCCTTAGCAAATAAATGGAGTCTTATGAGATACAGAGGTACTCCAATGACAGGGCACACGAATGAACGTGGGTTTACGAAAGAAGAATATAGCAAGGCTGTTGTTTATAGAGGAAATCAAGATGTTCCTACTAACCCTTCTGCTAAAACTATAATAACGGAATGTTCAAGGTTGACTGAATCTCCGGGATATCAATATAAGTATAGTGATTTTATATTCACAAAATATTATGGTAAAGTTAAAAACAATCAGTTATTGACGCTTAGAAGGTTTCCGATGCCTGCAGAAGATAATATCATTAGACCTAAAAAATGGGGATCTGATGGTAAATCATACAATACTATGCAGCCTGCTTTAGCACAGGCAGTAACTTTCATGGGAGAGGCTCCGGGAAATCAATTAAATGCAATACTTAAATTTTCAGTAGGTTATAATTGGAAAGATGCTGAGTCTAAAATGCAAGAAATTAGTAGCCAACCAAGGGATAGAGGTAAATTAGGTGGTTTTATCGACTCAATGCCTATGTCAGAAAATATCCAAGGAGGTATGGCTGGTGAAAGTGCTAGTACTACACATAGAAGAAAACAACAAGGAGGTGGATGGGATCCCATGAAGCAAACATATCCTAACCACTCTTTAGTACCCTTAAATATAATTAAGAGTGTTAGGGTTAGAGAAGCAGGTCTAACATTTTCACAAGAGTTTAAACTAATATTTGAATATGACATGAAAGGTATTCCAGGAGTAAGTCCTAAGATTGCTTTCTTAGACGTTTTGGCAAATTTATTAGTATTAACATATACTACCGCACCGTTCTGGGGAGGAGCTGTTAGGTACACTGGCGGTGGTAAAAGAGGTAAACCGTTTGGAGACCTTGCATTACTACAGGCTGGAAAAACTAAAGAGTTTTTAGGGAGCGTTGTTAAAGATTTAGCAGGAAGTATAAAAAGTGCAGCAAGTGATATCATGAAAGGTGGTGATAGTAAGATATTAAATAATGTAATGGGTGGAGCACTTATGGACCTTTTAGGAGGACCTCAAGGTGGTCAAGTAGCAGAGGCATTTTTAAGTGGTGATTCCACAGGAAACTGGCACTTGACTATTGGAAACCCTCTTAACCCAATCGCCGTTATTGGAAATTTAACCTGCGAAGCTGCAGAATATGAATTTCAAGGGCCGTTGGGTTACGAAGATTTCCCAACCAAATTAAAGGTTTCAATAACATGTAAACCTGCTAGACCAAGAGATAAATCAGATATTGAATCGATGTTTAACGCAGGTCGTGGTAGATTATACATTAATGAGGTTGGGGCTATAGACCCTAACGAATCATACGATGTGGATGCTTATGGTAAAGCATATGGAGATAGAAATGGTAACCAAGCCAGAAGGGCTTCTAAATTTAGTAATGGATAATTGATATGAATTTTAAAAGTTTATTAGATAAGATAATTGATAAAGGTAAGTTGGTTCTTACTCAACCTACAATGCTTTGGATTGACAAAGAGGATATAGGTATAATGAAAAGACATACTGTTGAGGCGGATGAGGCTGGAAGGATTGACCTTATTGCATTAATGTATTATGAATCAGAAATATACATTGACTATCTATTAAAATTTAATGGCATATCGGACCCTTTATCTATTAATGAAGGAGACGTTATAATTGTACCGACACTTGGTCCTAATTATAAAAAATTAGAAAGACCTACTCAGGCAGTAGATAACATCGTAAGACAGGAATTTTTATCAGGTAAGAGACTTACCCCGAAAGATAAAAGACGCTCTGATTTTCTTAAAAAGAAATATAAAATTAAAGAGGTTCTTCCTCCTAATGTTCTTAAGTCTGGTTTTAAAACATTTAAATTTACAGAAAAGAATGGTGAAAAAGCTACTGAAATGGGAATGGGTGCATCTACTCCAGATTCAACATACACACCTTCTAAAGGGTCAAGTAGTAACTCTAAAAGTTTAGGTAATGTAGCAAATAATAGTTGGAAAAAGGTAGATGAAAATATTTTAAATAAGAAGATGGAAAACCTTACACTGAGTGACGTTTCAAAATTACAAAAAGCAGGTTTAAGTTTAGACAAATTTGAAGATGCCCAAAAGGCTAGAATTGCAGATGCTGCTAAAAAAGGAAAAGATTTAAATAATGGAGAGGCTTTTGGAAATATAGATTCTACATCTTCTAAAGATTTATTTGACAGTAATGGTAGTTATATAGGAAAAGAATCTACTGTTAAAACAACATCGGTAGATTCTGGTAAGAAAACCACAACGGTAACAATAACAACAGTAAAACCTGATGGAAGTTCAGAAACTAAACAAACGCAAACTTTTGAAGCGGCAAACGGAGATGAAACTCCAACTGCTAATTCTACAGTCAATACCCCTACACCACCAAGCACAGCAGCTGCTGATAATTCTTCAACAAATGATTTTACAGAATCTGGATTAGAGAATAAACTTGAAGAAAGTAAAAACCCAGAAAACCCAGAAGAAGATGGCGGAGTTAGATAATAATATACTTGTAGTTGTAGAACCTACCATAAGACCAACTAAAGTAGAAGTTCCAAGACTAGATGAAGATAAAAAAGCAGATAAACAGTCTAAGGCTGTCGGTACAGATGAACCTTATGTTATAATTAACGAATATAATTTCACACCAACAGATACTGAATATATGTCCCTTAATATTTCTGGAAAATATCCTACTCTTTTTATTACATTAAGAGATTCTGCGGGTGGTTTTGACATTGCACAGTATCCTAGAGATGGGGACCATATAACCCTTTATATTAATTCAAAAAATCAAGAAACTTTTAAAAGTATACACATGGACTTTGATATAGTTTCTATTACTTCTCCTCCTGCAGGATTGCCACATAGTGAGAGGTCTTATACTTTTGAAGGGGTTGCTAAAATTCCAGGTTTATATAGTGAAGACTGCAAATCTTTTTCTAATAGTACAAGTTTAGACCATATAGAGCAGATTGCAAATTCACTAGGTTTAGGAGTTGCTACAAATATAGATTCAACATCAGATGAACAAACAAGAATTCAGGCATATGACAGGACTATTGATTTTATTCAAAATATGGTAGATACTTCTTATGTTGCTGAAGAGGCGTTTCAAACTTTTTATATAGACCAATATTATTATTTAAATTTTATAGAAATTAATAAAATTTTTAATTCTAAAAATGTTAAAGGAGATGATGCTCAAGACGTAATAGCCTCTTTCGATAAATCATTTTCACAAGAGAGTGGAGCAGAAGATAATGACCAAGTAGGGGGTAAATTATATTTAACTAATAATCAAACGGCAGAAGGTACTGGTCAGAAAATATCGGAATTTAGTTTAGAAAATAATTCAAGCACGATATCTTTAAATAATGGTTATAAGAGGACGTTATCAATGTATGATGATCTTGAAGAGGTTGATAAAGTTGTAGAATTCGACATTGAATCTTTTACGAGCACAAACCTAAGGGATTCTGAAGAGCCACTGAAGGGAAGAAGAGATGAGAAACACTATGATACACATGTTAAACATAAGTATATAGGTAGACAACAAGATGTCAATATAGAAGGAAATGTACATAGCAACCATAAATACTCTTTTTTAAATAATTATCAAAATTTAGTTGAGTTAGGTAAACTACAAATGATTGTTGATTTACAACAATTTAACCCAAGTTTATATAAGTTTCAAAAGATACCAGTAATAATGTATCATGTAGAACCAACAAAGGTTGAAGGTGCAAAAAATGAAGAAAAGCTTCAAAAAGAAAAAGGCGTAAAGACAGAAGATAAAGCTGTAGATTTTAAAAACGAAGGAGAAGGGGTCACAGGACACGACGAGGCTAAATTAGATGATTTTCTTTCTGGGCACTATATCATAGGTGGAATAGAATATATATATGAATCAGGCATGAAATCAATGAGGCAAAGATTAACGCTTTTAAGAAGGGAATGGCCAATATTAACAAATACATTAGATTAAAATGGGAAAATTTAAAGATAATATACCAGGAGAGGCGGGTTGGCAACAGCAAAAGTTTCAAAAGAAAAGCTATAACGATCACCAATACCACGATCCCATATATTCGTCATTTGTATTTTTAATTGACTGGTATGGCTCTCCACTTTTTAACGGACTTGCTGAAGAGTTTTTAAGAAATACTTTGGGAGACGTTAAAAGGGCAGATCAACTCCATAGATTTACATTGAATCTTCAAAAACTTATTATGGAAATGCCATGGGCGTTCCAAGAATTAGAAGGCATGGAAAATGTTTTTAAATTTGATGAGCTAAAAAAGAATTATAGAGGAGGAGATGATGCTGTAATATCAATTAAATGTCTAGAATCTACCGATCTTATTATAACAGGTTTGATGGATGCTTATAGAAATATAGCGTTTGATATAGAAAGGTGGTGTGAGGTTCTCCCACATAATATGACTTATTTTAATTGCAACATTATAGTTACAGATGCTAGAAGATTTCATGAGCAAAAGGTAGATACCCGTAAAGCCCAAACAAACGATTTTAAAGACGATGAACGCACATATATTAAAACAAACCAAGGAATAGCAGCGACAAGCAAGGCACATTTTATGGTTTCTTTAATAAAATGTAATTTTAAGTCTGATAGCGGCACTGAAATTTTTGCAGGGTTAAATAATGCAGAGCCTAAGCTCGCAGAAGGTAGCAGCATAAAATTTGGATATCATATAATAGAATACTATAGTAAACAGTATTTAAACGCGTTTGAGGGTACTTTAGCATCAAACATGATAGCTGAAGCAAATCAAGGTCCTCAACCTGGCCAAGAAAACCCTGAACAACAGGCAAGCTATGGAGATACTGTAAGTGGAAAGGCAGAAAATGGTAACGCTACTAATGTAGATGGAGATCCTATAAAAGTAAATAAACAGGGGTCCAGTTTAGACAGGGTTACAGGGTTTGGTGAAGATTTAACAAAGGCCCCTTTGAACATCGATAAAATGGATAACTTCGGTAAAGATTTAACAAAAGATCCCTTGAATATTGATAAAATGGATAATTTTGGGGAAAGCCCATTAGATAAATTAGAAGAAAAGGCTGCTAGTATTTTAGATGCAGTTGACGGATACCCTGGTAGATTAAAAAATAGTTTAGGTGCTTCAGGGAAGGGGTTGGTAAACAGGTTTATATCAGATCAATTCGCTAAGTTATTATTGGGTAATGTTTATGGAATTAATACTCTTTCAACGATACAAGATGCCATAGCAGCTGGAAATATAAACGGTATTATTAACTTAATTAACGAAACTTCAAGTAAGGATGATGGAGATGGTGTAATAGGTAACATAAACAATATGTCACCTCTTCCAGAGATTGCTTTAAGTAGAAATAATGTATATTCTAGAAGAAGTCCTGGAGAAATACCGCTGGAGTCTGAAAAGGCATATGATCCCGCACCACCAGAAGAAGATTCGCAATTAGGTAGCATATGATGGATAAAGAAATTAAAGAAAAGATTGAAAGCTTTTGTTTAAAACTCATTAAAGGAGAGCCTTGTAATTCCCCAGAAGAAATTCAATTATATTTAAACTATTCAAAAGAGATAGAGCAGACGCTGAGAGAGTGGTCGGAAAATTAAGATAAATATAATATGAACAAATCTGATTTAATAGTTGATAATTTAAGGGATACTCATTGGTTAGGAGAGGTTTTAGATAATATTGACCCTAATTTTAATGGCAGATGTAGAATTAAAGTATTTGGTAAATTTGATAATATTCCAGTTGAAGATACTCCATGGGCTACGCCTTCAAATAGAGCAACCCCTGGAGCGCATGCTGTTCCTAGAATAGGAGATATTGTTTCTGTTAGATTCGATAACGGTGACATATATCACCCTGAGTATTTTTATCAGGTAGACCAAAACACAGATTTAAAAGCTGATATTTTAGAAGGAAGCGAAGCAGCTGAAGATTGTATATCTTTAATATATGATGCTGAAAGAAATTTAAGAGTGTATTGGAGCCCTGAAGCAGGACTTGTAATTACTACAGGAACCGGGGCTGAAGAATCTCCACTTATTCAATTAGATTCAAATGACAAAATTTACATATATACTGAATCACAGCTTGAAATTTCAGCAACAGACACAATAAACATTAATTCAAAATCTGATATAACAGTAGAAACTTCCGCAAATGCTGAAGTAAAGGCTAAAAAAGTACACGTTAATAGTCCTAAGGTAGAATTAGGAGAAGTTGCAATGGAATCTGTAATTAAGGGAAATACCTTTCAGGCTCTTTTTAACACGCACACTCATTCAGCTATTGGTTTTGGTTTACCAACATCACCACCATTAGTACCTTTAACGGGTATGGAATTAAGTCAAGTAAGTAAAACACAATAAAATGGCATTAAGTAACATAGTATTAAAAGAAGCACTCAAAGCAATTGTAACCTCAAAAGAAGAATTATTACAACAGAGGCTAGAAGGAGGAGATTTAGCTTCTATAAGAAACGATAATTTTATAACTGGTAATTTTGAAGCAGAAGAGCTTGTTACTCCGTCAGGAGGCATATATGACGTCAATAAAAAAATGTCTGAATGGGGTTTAGAAAACCTAATGGCCCCAGGTATAGACCCAATAGAGGCTAAAAAGAAAGCATGGAAAGAAGAGGCCACTCTATCTTCAAAAGAAATTTCAGCACAGATTTGTAATTGGTTAAGAGAAGATATTATACCTGATTTGGCTATAGCTATTAATACACAGATAAAACTTGCAGATATTCAAATTACAATTCCACCAGGAGGATTGATTGTTGGGCTTCCAGCAACTCCTATTCCTAATGGTGCCCCGGTGATATTAGGAATTACTGCTCCAATACCTTCAATAATCACGATAACATAATAAAATATTATGTTAATATTATACTACATTTTAAAAAGATATATAATTAACTAACACTTTAAAAAAAATAAAATGATTGAATTAAAATCTAATGAAGATTTCTTCGATGCCGATGGCAACTTTGATTGGGATGGATATGAAGCAACATGTCCTAAAGTATTAAGAACTCCCAACCCACACATTAAAACAAAAGACCCTTCTCATAAAGTATTCTGCAGAGAACCATATGCTCAGGATCTTTATAACAAGATGATAGACCACATGGAAGAATGTGATATCGTTACAATAGTAGAACAGGGCACTCAATACTCTGGTAAGATTTATTCCAAAAAAGACACAACAGCGACCGTCGATATAGGGTATAGACAGCTTATATTTATTAATTTAGAAAAAGAAGACTCTGTTTTAGTAGAATCACTAGAAGTAGGTTCTGAATGTGATGTTACTATTATTTCAGACCCTGATAACGATGGTCAACAATTGACAGGTTCTATTACAGAAGGAATGCGTAGAAAAACATTCCATGAAATGTATGGTGCTATTGAAACTCAAGATACTGCATGGATAGGAAGTGTTAAAAAGATGATGACTGACGCAGGATACATGGTAAACATAAAAGGTATTGATTGTTTCATGCCAGGTAGTCTTGCCGGAATTAATAAGCTTCATGACTTTTCAACAGTTTTAGATAAAGACTTATATGTTGTTCCTGTAAGTTATTCAAAAGATAAAGGAACTATAGTAGTATCTCATAGGGCATATCTTAAAACTTTAATTCCTGAAACAATAAACGAGTTAAGAGATAATTTAACCCAAGAAATAACAGGAACGGTAACTGGAAGCGCTAAGTATGGTGTTTTCTGCGAATTTAATGACTGTTTGACAGGTATGATTCATGTCAATGATTTAGATCCCGAGATATTAAAAAGACATAAGGCTAGAGAAATAAAGCCAGGAGAAGAGGTAGTTTTTAGAATAAAAGATATTATTTCTAATGAAAAAATAACACTTACTCAAAAGGACGAAGGCTCTTATCATAACCCATGGGAAGACATTGATGTTAAATATAAAGTTCCAGTAGAGGTTGCAGCAACTGTAAAATCATGTAAAGATTATGGTCTATTTATTGAAATAGAAGATGGTGTTGTAGGACTTTTACATGTTAGCGAATTTGAAAATGCTGAAGATTTAAAAGACTATAAACCTAAGCATAAAATTAATGTGATAGTAACTAGGATAGAAAAAGAAACTAAAAAGATCTTTTTAAAATTACCTAAATAAATCACTTCAGATTTTTTTATGTCGTAGATTTTGATTATATTTAATAAAGCTATATGTTGATTTAGATTATTAGATTACTAGATTACATGTGATATATAAAGAAATAATAGTTATCACATGCTCACATATCAAATTACTAAAGACATAAGTAAAGATGAAATCTTATTAAAAGGCCTAGTAGGTGTTGAGTTTGAATTCTATTCTGATAAGAAAATTGAGGAAACTTCTAAAGAATTAGCAGAAGTCCTTAAAAAGAAAATCAGAATAGAAGCCAAAGCTCATAGCGACTTCAAGCCTACTGATAAAGAATTTAAGCTCGAGCCTGATATGTCAGGAGGAAAGGGCTTAGTCGAGTTAGTCACTGGAGCACTTCCCTATAAAGAAGCCAGGGTTATGATAATCAATGTTCTTAAATGGATTGATGATAACGGATATACGACCGATAAAAGCTCTATTCATTTAAATCTAAGTTTTGATTCTAAGCAGGTTAAGAAACAAAATATGATTTCTAAAATGGACCCTCTTAAATTTGTATTAACCTTTAATGAGAGAGAAGTCTATAAAATGTTTCCAGAAAGAGAAAATAGTGTATACGCTAAATCTATAAAATGGATAATGCCTAAAATAGAGGCTAATTATTTTAACGGACAGAACATCAATCCTCATGTATTTGATTTTCCAAGAGAAAAATACTATGGCGTTAATTTTGAAAAGTTAGCACAGGGTTATTTAGAATTCAGATACATTGGTGGAAAAGATTACCATAAAAAAACTTCAAATATTCTCTATTTAATGGACAGGTTTTTAGTTCAACTATGGGACACGAGTAACAATAGCAAATATACGGACCTTAATTTAATAGAGTTAAAAAGGATTCTTAATAAAAACCATCCTTTTACTTCTATAATGTCGGACCATACTAAAATGAAAGATTACTATCCCGATATAGATTTAACAGTAGACTTAAAACATCACCCTAAAATAATAGACCTCTATTGGGATAAAATTAAGGGAGCAGTTATTAAGTTATTAAGCCATGGCGGCTTAACTAAAGGGTCTATAAATTACGATAGCGACTATTCTAGAGTTCAAGTAAACGGAGGGGTTTTAAATAATTGTTTTGATTTGAGTAATTATGATTTTGTAGATTGTAAAGTTACTGGTACTTTAGAACATTGTGATTTTTTCAGATGTGAAATAGAATCTGCTAATATTAAAAGGTGTAATTTATACCAAGGTACTCAAGCAAAAGACTCTAAAATAGAGTCCTGCTATACTAATAAGACGTGTCAATTATCAAATTGCTATGTTTTCCAATGGGACTCTCAGTTTGATGGTAGAATGATTGGTGGTATATTTAGACATGGTAAAACAGGACCAAATGCCGAGTTTGAAAAAACCGAAATGATAAATAGTAAAAAATATTAATTTAAAATGAGTGAAATAATATCAGGTAATGAAGGAGATTTAAATAACCCTAGGCAATATACACTAGAATGTGAAACTGAATTTTTAAAAGAGGTTGGATCAGAGATAACAGGAGCATGTATGGTACCTTTAAATTTACCAGAGGCTGAAGTTAAGAATATTATTAAAAGAGCTGTAAAATGGTTCAGAAAAAATTATGAATACAGTTTAAGAGAAAACTATTATCATATACCGAATACAGTATTTTCAACCCCTGAATTTAAAAGCACTAGAACTCTTAATTTCCAAAAAGAAATAGCAGATGGATCTAAAGAAGTTTTTTCTATTTATGGAGTATATGACCTTTCTTCCGGATGGGGAGGAAGTGGAAGTGGAATGGATGTAAGATTTACCGAAGGAAATGACTTTGCTATTGAAAAAATGTTTTTTGCAAATTCATACCAAGGTACTGGAGCATCTCAAGCTGCCGAAGAATTACAATATTACGTAATTAATCAAAGCTATTTCGATATGGCTAGACAGATTCTTGAAAACCCATTAAGCTATCATTATTCTCAACTTACAGGAGAATTAAAATTTATGGGAGATACTCCAAAAGGAGATGTAATTTTAGAGATTTACGAAAGTATCCCTAATTGCGCACTATATAATGATGAGATATTTTTTAGATACGTATGTGCTAAAGTAAAGGTAGCAATTGGATCTAAGCTTTCTGTATTTAAATTTACCCTACCAGGTGGAGTTGAAATAGACTATGATGGTATAAGAGACATGGGAGATACTGAACTTGAGGCTATAAAAGAAGAAATTAAAGGAGACGAGGGAGTAGATTGGATGTTTCACTCATAAAAAAGAGATAAATAATTAATGGAACTATATATTAAAACTTTAGAAGACCCTAATTTTGATGGAAGGTTAGTTCATTCTGCTAATGAAATTCAACAGTTGATGACTCAAATAGAAACTATTCTATTTACCAACAAGGGAGAGGTTATGGGTGCACCTCGTTTTGGTGCAAGTTTAGAAGATATGATATATGATTTTAATTGGAATGAACAACAAATAGTAGCAGAGGTTAACCATCAGTTAGAAGACTATTGTCCTCTTGCTGAAAAATATGATGTTGAAGTAGATGTACAATTTACTAGAGGTCAAGTAAGAGACATCGCTATGTTAAATATAATAATTGATTCTCAGTATTTAGTTGAGGTCAAAGTAGAATAAAAATAAAAAAACAAATGGCTGAATTTAAATTTTTAGTAAAGGCTAGAGCTACCGCAAACCAAATATTTGAGGATTCTTCTAATTATATTGGAAGGGTTTATGGAAGAGCTGGAGACTTTTTTACAACTGCATCCCCATTCGCGCAATTGATGGAAGTTGTTGCAGAGCTTAATGAATTGTTAATGTTCTATATTGAAGATTCTGTTGTCGAGCAAAATGTATATACTGCTCAGCAGCCGGAATCTATATATGGAATGGCTAGACTTGCAGGACACGATCCTACTAGAGGGTTTTCTGCAACAGGAGAGGTTAGGTTTAGATGGAAGCCTGGAGTAACTGATGATGTTGCTGGTAATAATTTAATAATTCCTGCAAATACAAAAATATCTTATGAAAATAATGGACTTACCTATTTCTTAAGAACGCAAAAAGATGAATTTCTTTTACCTAAGTCAAGTAATGGTTGGGTTCAAGCAAGTATACTACAAGGAGAATTAGAAAAACAGACTGTTACAGGTACTGGAGCATCTATGCAGAGTTTTAATATAAAAACAAACGGAGTAACAGATCACAACCTTATTAAGGTTTCTGTTAATGGTGAGATATGGACTAAATTTGAGAGTTTATATGAAATGAGGCCTACTGATAAAGGAGTATTAATTAAGTCAGGTATTAGTGGAGGAATAGACTTTTACTTTGGTACAGGTAATTTTGGTATGATACCTCAATTAGGAGCAACTATAGAAATAGAATATCTTAAATGTGAAGGTGCTAGTGGAAATTTAAACCAAGCCGGTGACTTAACGTTTACATGGAGCGACGAAGGCAGAGATTCAACTGGAGAAGACTATGATTTAAATGAATTATTAGATTCAGAAACTCTAGTAGCACCGTTTATGGGAGCTGACCCAGAATCTACTGAATTCACAAAGATGATGACTCCAATGGCTAGTAAAAGTTTTGTTTTAGCAAACCCAGATAACTATGAATACTTTCTATCTAGATATGCTCAATTTAGCTATTTAGATGCGTACAATACAACTGATGACGGATATTTAGATGACGATAACGTTATTTATATTTTTGCAATTCCAGATTTAGAAAAAAGACTATTAAAAGGAACTGATTATTTTTCTGTTCCAGTTGAAGAATTTTTCTTTGGAAAAGATGAGACCGATAGGTTTCTAGGAGTTATAGAAAATAGTGGCCAACAAATGGTAACTAGCGAGGCTATATTTGTAGAACCTCAAGCCGTAAAATATAGAATGGATATATCTATAAGATGGTTTGAAGGATACAAACAACCTGAAATATTTAATGATATTAGGGCGGCAATAAGTAACTATTTAGTTAAAATAGTACGAAGAGATAAACTTCCCAAAAGTGACATAGTTGCTTTAATCGAGGGGATCGAGGGAGTTGATGCCGTAAATGTTCAATTTGTTTCAAGTGTTGAGGAAGAAGCTAGAAGAAATGGTTATTACACTTATAAACAAGTCACTGTTACCCCCACAACTCCTGAACTCCTCGGAACTGAAGGAGACCAAAAGAGACTTGTTTTCTTTAAGAGAACAGAAGAAATTAAAAAAATAACGCTTGATCAGCCTGATATGCTAATACCTGTATCAGGAGGAGAAGATGCAATAAATAGTTGGTATAGTAAAATAGGACTTGACCGTTACGGTGATATTATTTTAGACAAAGAAGAGGTTGCCTTATTTAGAGGAGCATGGGAAGATAGAGATGGGAATTATGTTAAAGATGAACCAGCAATTGGAGAAATGGCTTCATTGTCTGTTTATTTTGATAACCCACCGGTACCTAGAACTATTTATAGTAGAATACAAGCAGGAAATAGAAGAGCATTATAATGGGACTATACGACGATTTATATAAATACAAAAGAGAAAATAGATATGAATACCACAAGCGCCGAAAGGACAGCAAAAAGTATTTAGGATATGACTATGAAAGAGATTTAATTAAAAATAAAGTTTCTTCTCATATTTTCAGGAACGAGACTATAAGTGATTTTATAGATTTTATACAAGACTACTATATGAACACTATTAGACAGATTAGAAAAATGAAAAACTGGAAAAACTACACTGTTTCGAAAGATGATAAAAATATAAGATAATGACAAACTATCCTTATTTAAGATTTTTTAATGGAGTTGAAAACGAACTCAACCTGGTATTAGATGATGATACTGGAATATTTCATGGAACTGTTCATTTGCCAGAAGTTTCTACGGGCCTTTATGAGTCTTTTAATTTATTTTTAGTAGAAGAACAGAAAAAACTTAATGGTTTACCATCATGGGGTACTCCTATTTCTTATAATACAGGAGGAACCCGTTTTAAATTTGAGTGGGCTGATAATGTCTATTCCAGTAAGGATATTTTCTTTTATGGTACCTCTTTAGAAGACAATGTTATAAAAATACAACATCTTGATTCTTTATCAATAGAAGCCTTGGACCCAAATACAAACATTTCTGGATCTGCACTGGTTTCTAACATAGATTCTACCGGTTTAAAAACCGTTTCTAGTTATATTAATAATGCAATGCAAGTTAATATTGCTCTTAACTCTAAAGATGAGGGAAGGCATGATAGAATCTTAAGAATTGTTGATGAAAATGACGGGAAGACAATAGCAGAAATTGCAGTATATGGAGAAACAGTTGGAGAAGATGAAAGACTTAGAGTTTTACTTCAAAACTTCGGGGCAAGTTTAGATGATGGTGATTTTATGATGTTTAAAGAACATGACATCAATGAGTATGGAACAGATTGGATGCTGATGAATCAAAAAAGAAGAGAGCTTCTTTTAGAACTTCACAATATTAAACCATTTATTGGGACATATAAAGCGGTATTAAACGCTATCGACTTTTTTGGCTATAATAATATTACACTTAAAGAATACTGGTTAAACATAAATGAAAGCAGCGCAAGTTTTGGTAAATTAAAAGCAGTTTCTGTTCCAGATGCAAATGCTGGTTTTTCATATAAAAAGAGAAAGAAGTTTAATTTACCCTCAACCAACATGAAAAAAACAAGTAGATTTTCTCTTGTTTATAAATTAAATACTCCTACTGGAGAATTTGATTATTGGGATATTCCAGAAGTTGAAGAAACATTTGACTTTACACCGGAAGAGGTATTAATAAAATTATATGGTTTAAAAAATAAACTTCAAAAAGAATATTTACCGCTACAGGCTAAAATTGTAGATATTACTGGAGAAGGGTCTTTTTTCGATCAGAAAAATATAAACACTTGGAATAATCAAGAGCCTATCGTTTCATTGAATGAAGGAAAGGTTGTTGATTTTGAAATATATCCAAAAGATAAACAATTATATGTTGAAAGTTATGCTGTTGTAAATGATTCAGATATTTTAATGACTGCTACTGGACATGGTAGACTAGAATTAAATGAATTTGGAAGTTTAAATAATGCACAGCATGAGAATGAAACACTAATGACTGACTTTGAAAAATTCTATGAGAATTATTATGATGTTAGTAAAGATGTTTGGAATGATAACCTATTTGGCCATTATGATATTCCTGTAGGGGCTCCGCTTATTTTAGAATGTACTTCATTACCACAGAGCTGGGATGATGCAAAATTCACATGGGGAGATTGTAAAGATCCCCATATTGTTTGGAATAATTGGTGGCATCAACATGTTTACGAAATAGAATGGGAGATAGAAGGACCTAATGATTATAAACAGACTTTTAGAGGACCGATAGGATATTGGGAAACTGACAATGTTCCAGCACCAAATGAAACATTAACATTCCACCCTGAATTTTTAAAATTAGGAATCATGGTTCCATATGCCGGTGATTACAGTGTTACATTAAGACTTGTAGATTTATATGGGTTTACCTCGCACTACAAGAAGAATGATATGTTTAACGTTAAAGTTAAACCATTAGAACTTTACGGTATATACCAGTGGAAAGACATTCATAACTGGAATACTTGGAAATCTGATTGGGGTAACAGTGGAGGATATTGGGACCTTCCTACAGAAAATTTAGAAGTGGTTCAAAATAGTTTTCAAAGTCTCTATTTAACAATGGACCGGGCTAATTATTTACACGACTTAAGCCAAGGTAAAAGGTTTTCAATGGTTAGAAGATATCTTGACCTAGACCCAGCTAACCCAACAGGATACGCTGAAACCGAAGGACCATATCAGTGGGATGAAATGGAAACAGTTGAATGGAATCATGGGAAACATAATTGGTGGAATGCTACTAGAGTTGGAATGGACTTAACTTCCAGTTTTAAAATAAACAGCATATATCAGGGGAATGAACTTGTTATAGAACACTTAAACCCTATAACAAAACAGATAGAAACCGGATCTCATGTTATAAGTTCATCAACACCCACTGGTTCAAATGATATAACAGGTTGGCAAGCAATTGCTGATGAGTTAAACGCATCGACAGACCCTGTAATTGAAAAATTTAATTACAATCCAGTTTATGAAGATACCAATAACGATGGGACAAACGATATTCATCATTTCCTTTTATGTGTTGGTAAAAATTATTCATTGACAAATGACTTTGAAACTGCTGTATTAAATCAAGGTACTTCATCCTCTACTGGTAGTTTATATGGAGAAGTTCATTATGTCGCATACAATCCAACATTTGATACCGTTAGAATTATTAATGGAAGCGCTGAAGTTGAAAGGTCTACTCACGTTGCAGTATCTTACGATAAGAGTCAGATGCCAGGAATTAAAAAGATGACCTGGAATATTTTTAACGATACTAACCCAAATTTCAATGATATATATTATGATAATATGTGGTTGACTTATGTCTTTAAAAACCCAGGAGCGTATAGAATCGCGTTGGATGTTGAAGATACTAACGGAAATAAGAATTCCATAGAAAGAAACATGATATTTGTAAAATAAAAAAAATTAAACAATGGCAGTTACAGAAATTTTAGGAACAGATTCACTATC